ATCAGGAGTATCTACTGCTGATGATGCTACTTTTACTGCTGGTACTTCGCTTTTTGCAGGTACAGGCGGTTTTTTTCAAACAACAGCTACCAGTAATGCTTTAACGAATGGACAACAAGGTATGTGGCAAATGACAGCTAATAGAGCTGGATTTGTCAACTTGCGTAATGCTTCTGGTACTGAAATAGGAACATCATCTGCACCAGTACAGGTATCTCTTGCTAATACAGGTTCTAATGCTACTGCTGTTTCTGTATCACAATCTGGTACTTGGACAAATATAGTTACTCAAGCTACTGGCACTAATTTACATGCTGTACTTGATACAACATCAACTACAGCAGTAACACAAGCTACTGCTGCTAATCTTAATGCTACAATTGTGGGGACAGGTACACTAGCTGTTCAAGCTGCTCAATCAGGCACTTGGCCTATTTTAGGTGGTACGACTACTTCAACTACTATGCAGAGTGCAGCAACTGGAAATGCTAATGGTACAGTTTTAACAGTTACTAATTATAGTACAGCTTTAGTAGATGTAAATTGTTCTGTTGCATGTTCTGGTGGTACAACTATTAATTTTGAAGGCACTGATAGTGTAGGCACATATTTTTCTGTTGCAGCTTATCCTATTGCTGGAGGAGCTTCAGTAATTACAACTACAACTACCGGACAATTTCTTATTCCTGTAAATGCGTTGACTTCTTTGCGAGCAAGAATTTCAGCATATTCTGCTGGTACTATAACAATTACAGGTACTCCTTTTTATGGTAGTTTTGCTAATAATACTGTTTCTGCAATTCAGTCCGGTACTTGGAATATAGGTTCTATTACTACTTTACCTGCATTAGTTGCAGGATCAGCTATTATTGGTAAAGTTGGAATAGACCAAACTACAGTAGGAACTACTAATGGTGTCTCATTAGCTCAAATTGGATCAACTACTGTATCAACTGGTACTGGTGCTCAAGGAGCTGGTACGCCTAGAGTTACTGTAGCTACAGATACTGCAACAATTGCCGGTAGTGCTCCCGGTACAGCAGGAACAGCTTCTAGTAACGTAGTAACTGTTCAAGGTGTCGCATCTATGACACCAGTTTCTACATCTACTGATCCATGTCAATCATTAACAAAAACTAATGTTGCTATAGCAACATCTTCTGGAACTGTTCAATTAGTTGCTCCATCGGGATCAACTCAAGTTTATATTTGTTCGTTTTCACTTGTTGCTGGAGCTACAGCAGTTATAAATCTTGTTGGCGGTACTGGAGCAAGTTGTACTACAGGTACTCCAGTTGCGGCTATTGGTAGCACAACTGCTGCTAGTGGTATGTCTTTAGCGGCTAATGGTGGTTTAACTCTTGGTAATGGTGGGGCTACTATTGCTAGAACTACTACAGCCGGCCATGGAATATGTTTAATTCAAAGTGGTACAACAGCTCTTGCTGGTAATGTGACTTATATACAACAATGAAAAAATTCTTAATATCTTTAATTTTATTGTTATTTTTAATAGTTCCATGCGAAGCTACAATTTCGCGTGTTGGTACTTCTACTGGTACTAACACTTGTACTTTTACAACTCATGCTATTGGTGATGTATTAATAGTTGCTGCATTTCGTGCTACTACAGGTACTCCAGCTCTTGGTTCTGGTTTTCAATCTATAATAACTAAAACTGGTACTACTAGCTCTATGAGAGTTGGTTTTAAGATTGCAACAGCAACTAATGATGCTGCTGGTACTTGGACTAACGCTACTGCTACAGTTTGTCATGTTTATAGATCATCTAGTTATGGAACAGGAAGTTCACTTTATATAGGTTCTAGTGCCTCTGCTGCACAAACTACTAATACTATAAATTTTCCAGCTTTAACTATGACTCATGCTGATACTACATCATGGGTATTAGGATTTGTTGGAGTTAATAATTTAACTAATACTATTGCTGCTAATCCTCCTAGTGGTATGACTAATGAAAGTTCTGAAACATCTGCTACAGATCAGTGTGCAGGGCATGATACTAATGGTGCAGTTTCAGGTTGGTCTAGTACTAATGCTACAACTACTGGTACTCCCGGTGGTTCTGTTTCAGTTACAGTAGAATTAATTGAAAATCAAGCTGGAGCATCTATTACTAATATTATTCAGCATGTTATGTATGCTGGTAATAGTCAAGCTGCTGCTAGTTCTGATGCTGGTAATAATTTTATTTATAATCTTCCAAATCCAACACTTTCTGGAGATGTACTTGTTTTAGCAGTTTCGTATCCAATTAGTAATACTCCATCTATTACTGATAATAAATCTAATACTTGGCCTGCATCTGGAGCTACTGGTACTAAAACAGTTACTGGTGGCACTATGGCAATACAAGTTTTTGTATTGACTAGCGTTACTACAGGTACTCAAACTATTACAGTTGGGTTTGGTTCTGTAGCAATTATTCCTGTTCATGTTTGGATAACAGAAGTTACTGGCATTACAGCTTTAGCTAATGGGATAACAAATCCTACAGTAAATACTGGTGGTATTATTTCAGCAGGATCATTTACTCCAACTGCTAATAATTCTAATGGTGGAAATTTAGTTTTAGCTTATATGGGAGAAGATGCAGTTACTGGTACTACTAATCCTGCACTTATAGTACCAGAAACAAATTTTTCACTTAATGATGCTGATATAAGTTGGACACAAGCACAAGGTTGGCCTAAAGCTTCTGAATTTTATTTACAAGCTACATCAGCGGCTATTAATCCACGTTTTTATCTTAATACAGGAGGGACTGATACCTATAATATAGTTGCTGTTGCTCTTGCTTTAGGTTCACAAGGTTCATCAAAGCCTGCTGGTATTCATATTGATAGAATGCTTTATTTTGGGGATAGCACAAATCCTTCAGCAGCATTATTAGAAATACCAGCAACTGGAAATTTAGCTGTTATAATTGGTCCTGAAAGTACTGTAGCTACTCCAGTTATAAATACAGTAAAAGATAGCGATGCTATTTCTTGGACACAGAGAAATACAACAGCAGGTCAACCTAGCCCTTGGGATAGAGTTAATTCTACTGCTAATCCAGCTAGAACACTTACAGTAAATTTTGCTACAACTGGTAGTTCTTATCAACTTGTATATTATGACATTTCTGGTGCAGCTACTTCTCCATTTGATGTAGTTGCTGGAGTAGGAACCACATCAACTAATAATGTAAATTCTATTGCAAGTCAACCTTCAATAACACCAAGTCAAGCTAATGAGTTAATTATAGGATGTTTGCAAGTTGGCGATGGTCCTGCAACTGGCATAACCGTTCCATCAGGAGCTATATTTGATATTCCTACTTTTTCTGTTGCAAATTTCTCTGCAACAATTGCTACTACTGTTTTAACAGCATCTGCTCCTAATTGGGGAACAATTCAAAATCAAAATCAAGTAGTAAGTGGAGCTGGTATTTCAGCAGGAACAATCATTACTACAACAGCAGGTACAGGAACAGGAGGAGTTGGTACTTATAATATAAATCCATCTAATACTGTCTCAGTTGCAGAGACAATGAATACTAGCATGGATGATAGTAATACTGTTGGATGGGGCAATGGCTTATTTCATTGGTATAATGGAGCAACTACATCAGCTCAAAGTGTTACATGGAGTATTGCTAATAATTCTAGTAACTCAGTTAGCTCTGTAGCTGTAGCATATAAAGCCGCTCCTATTGCGGCTGGTGGTACTCCACAACGTACTTTAATTGGCGCTGGTCAATAATGGAAATAGAATTTCTAGACAAACTTGCTTTTTTATTCGAACCAGCTCGATTAAAAATTGCTTATGGTGGTCGAGGTGGCGGTAAAACTGATGGATTTGCTATTGCTTTAATTATTCTATCAATGAAGATGAAATTAAGAATACTTTGCTTACGTGAAATACAAAGCTCTATAGAGGAAAGTGTCAAAGAGACAATTGAAAATTATATAACTGAATATGGATTAGAAGATGAATTTGATATTAAAGATAAGTCTATAACTTGCAAAAGAACAGGCTCAAGATTTATTTTTTCTGGATTGCGTTATAAAATTAATTCAATTAAATCTCTTGCTAAAATTGACATAGCTTGGTTAGAGGAAGCAAATAATACATCTAAAAATTCACTTGATAAATTAATGCCTACAATTCGTGGTAAGCATGATCCTAATGATTTAGGAGGACCATTTAAAAAAGGGCCTGAAGTCTGGATTAGTTTTAATCCTGAATTGGATGACGATGAAGTCTATCAGCGATATATAATTAAAAAAGATAAGTATGCTCCTGATTTTATCAAAAATGAAGAAACAGGAGAGATGGAACGATATGCTTATGTAGTTAAGATTAATCATTCTGATAATAAGTGGTTTCCGCCTGATTTAAGGCGAGAAATGATCTTGTTAAAGAACAACGATCATGTAAAATATCTTGAAGTGTGGGAAGGTTTCACAAAGCAAACATTAGATGGAGCTGTATACGCTGAAGAAATTAAAAAGACTTTATTAGATGGAAGGCGCGGAAAAGTAAATTATGATCCTACTAGACCTGTTTACACGTTTTGGGATTTGGGCCATGCTGATAAAACAGCTATTTGGTTCATTCAGCGAGTTGGAATGGAATATAATGTAATTCATTATCATGAAAATAGATTAAAGAAAATTCCTTATTACACTGAATATATGGAAGAATTAAAATTTAATTATGGTACTCATTATTTACCTCATGATGCTGATAATGAGACTTTAGCTAGTAGATCAATATCTAAATTAGTTAGAGCTGCATTTCCTAATTCTAAAGTTATAGTTGTACCACGTCCTGCTAAAAAGGTAGTTGGAATTAATGCGGTGAGAACTGTTTTTGAATTTTGTAATTTTGATGAAGAAAATACTGCTGATGGTTGGCAATGTTTATCTAGATACGCTTTTAAGGTTAATCCTGATACTGGTAATTTTAGTAAAGAACCTGACCATGATACAGCGTACTCACATGGAGCTGATGCTTTTCAAACATTTGCTCTATCTTTAAAAACTGAAACTGCCGCTACTAAGCATAAGCCTAAAGAAGCAAAAGTATTACATTTACCTACACAGCGTGGATGGATGGGATCACTTTAAAATGGCTTGGTCTACTAACTTTGATGCTCCTAATCCTCAGTCTGAGGAAGATGTAGAAATTATTAAAGAAGCTAAGAAGCGTTTTGAGATTGCTCAGAAATGGGAAGCTCAAGCTAGAATATTTTTTGAGTATGATTTAAAATTTGCTAATGCTGATAGCAATAATATGTTTCAATGGGATAATTGGGTAGTTGGAGATAGGATCGTAAATAATAGACCTTGTTTAACAATTAATAAAACTCAACAACATAATCTTCAAATTATAAATGATGGGAAGCAGAATAAACCGGGAGTAAACATTAGACCTGTTGGAGATACAGCTAGCTTTGAAGCAGCTCAAGTATTTCAGGAAGTAGTTAGACATATTGAATATATTTCAAGTGCTGAAAATGTTTATGATAATGCTTCTGTGTTTCAAATTAATGCTGGTTGGGGTTATTGGAGAATTATGGTAGAACCAATAAGCTCTATGTCATTTGATCATGAAATCTATATCAGAAGAATTAAAGACCCTAGAAATGTTTATCTTGATCCTTACATAAATGAAGTAGATGGATCAGATGCTAAATGGGGTTTCATTTATGACAATATTCCAAAGGATTTGTATCAAGCTGAAAATCCTGAATTTCAAGATGTTGGAGGAGCTATAGTATTTAATAATATGTCTGATGGTTGGTATCAGAAGGATACTATTAGAGTTGCTGAATATTATAGAGTATCACAAAAGAAAGAAACATTAGTTGGTTTTAATATGCCTACAACTGGAGAGCAGATTGTAGCATATATGAGTGATTTACCACAAGAAGCTAAAGATATT